CGGACTTCGGACACAACATCTTCCTTCCAAAGAGATTGACTTGTTCATCATCCAATTCATCAAGAAGAACTATGCAACAAGAAGACTGGATGAACTTGTGGTTGCATTTGAAATGGCAGTCAAAGGAGACTTGGATTTGGATGATGTCAAAGTTTATGACCAGTTCACAATTGAATACTTATGCAGAATCATGAATGGATATTCATCTTGGATTGTAAGATACAACAATTCAAAAGTGGAGAAGTATGTTGAACCAGAAGTCAAAAAGATGTCAGACCAAGAGAAAATGGAAGAGATTCATGAGTGGATAAACAAAGAGCAAATCAACTACAACTTTTTACCATTGTACTTGTATGACTGGATGAATGACTTCAAGATAATGGAATACACAGAACAAGAGAAGATTGAACTCTACAACAGAGCAATCATCATTAGGTCAAAGGAACTTGAAAACAAAGCCATGAATGGAGACAGAGGTGACAGACTCTACTTCTCCAGATTCTGTGACATGAAGAAGACACACTTTGCCACCATCACCAAAGAAGAAGAGATTGCAATCAGCAACATCTTCAAAAAAATATCAGTAATTGAAACCATTAAAAAACAAAGAGTATGACAAATGATTTACAAAAAGGAGATATTATTGCAATTCAATTTTTAGAAAGAAAAAAATTAAAAAGTGAATTATGGAAATTTTTATCTTATAATAAATTTATAAAAGAATATTGGTTTTATAGTGATGATAAAGTTGTAAAATTTATAAAAGAAAAAAACATAATTGACATAATAAAAACAGATATCCCAACAACAAAAATTCTTCATGTTATAAAACCAAAAAAACAATGAAAAAAACAATCACAATTGAATTAGATGAATATCTAAATCTTAAAGAATTTCATGACAAAATAAAAAATGAAAATGCTCAAATGATTGATATGTCAAGATTTTATTCTACATCATTAGTACACCATCAAACATATTTATACATTTCAAAAGATGACTTTGCAAAAAAGTATCAAAAAGAATTTTTTGAATTGCAAAATGAGAATTCTAAATTAAGACAGAGAATAGATGAATTAAAATACAGAAACTTATTTCAAAGAATTATAAATAAATAACACTATGGAAATAATAAACTACCCACAATGGATTGATGAAGTCGGTGAATACATTGGAGCATTGAGACAGATTTCCAACTACAACAAAACAATATCAAATCCAAAGTTTGACAGAAAGCATCTGAACAATTCAAGGAATCAACTTGGACTTAAAGGTGAATTGATATTTGCACTATATTTGGAAAGAAAAAATCAAGAATACAAGATGCCAGTAATCTGGGGAGGATATGCAATCACTGGATATGACTTTCAAGTTAAGGGAATCAACATTGATGTCAAAACAACAGAATCAAGAATTCTTGCAGTCAACAGAGATGAACATGAAAACAAGAACAAGGGAATCCAATGGTATGCATTCATTGTTCTAATTGGAAACTTGACTGCTGAATTGTACTACAAATCACATGGAGAAGTATCTTCATGGGGATTTCAAAACTATGGTTTTACTGATGCTTACATAAAAAAATTATAACATGAAAAAAACAACATTGACTGCTACACATTATGGAAGAGAAATCACAATTTCAGAAGACACAAATGATGTCACCATTTATGAGATGTTTGAAATGTTCAAGACAATCTTGCTGGGAATGACTTTCACATCTTCCCAGTATGATGATGCAATTGTTCACATTGCTTCACAAATTGAAGAAAATGACTAACTTCATGAATCTTGAATTTGTGCAATCAATATATTGAAGAAATATACACCAGTCAGAGATTCAATGATGTGGTAAGAAAGATTGACCCAGTTGAACTTCAAGATGATTTGAGACAAGAAGTAGCAATGGCACTTCTCAATATGGATTGTGAAATTGTCTGCAAGATGTATGAAGATGGAAGACTCTTGAACTATTCAATTGGAATTATCTGGATGATGGGAACAAAACAAAAGGGAATGTTTTATAAGTTGTACAAGAAGAAAGATTTTGAGAAAGCATATGAGTGGATGATGTCACAGACTGGAACAGATGTTTCAATGGACTCGGTCAAAATAGCAAAAAAAGTATTAAACAAGAAATTGACCATTGACCCAAATCAAGCACATGAATCAATCATCTTCACAAAGTATGTTGAATTGAGGTCATGTCAGAAGGTAGCAGACTTCTTCGGTATTCCACAACTTCATGTTTTCCAAGTGGTGAAGAAGATGAAGAAAGAATTGAAAAAAGCAATAAAGAATCAATGATAATTTTTTTGGCATCATTTTTATTCAGTTATTACTTTGTCAATGTTGCTGGGATACCTTCAGCAATCAAGAAGGGATTCAAGTTTCCACTTGGTAAGAGATTGAAACCATTTGATTGTGTGACTTGTCTTTCTGTCTGGGTTGCAGTCATCTTGTGGTTTGTTCCAGAAGTGTATGTCAATTTCATTGCAACAATCTTTGGTGCTGGATTCATCGGAAATAAAATCAAATGAGAATACTTGGTCTGTCACATAGAAATTCTGGTTGTGGATTTCACAGAGTTGTCCTTCCAATGGGGTTCATGGATGACATTGAAGGATATGTCACCAACTTAATCAGTGATCAAGTCTTGAATGAGAAGTGGGATATCTTTCTTTTCAATAGAATTTCAATGTGGGACAATCAATTCCAGAATGCTCGTGACACACTTGGATGCAAGATTGTGATGGACTTGGATGACTCATGGATTCTTCCATCAAACCATCTGAACTATTATGACTACATCAGCCATGCTCCAAGAATTGAGAAGAACTTGAGAGAAGTTGACATGGTGACTTGCACACATGAAAGACTTGCAGACCTTATCAGACCATTCAATTCAAATGTCCATGTCTTTCCAAATGCCATTCCGTATGGTGAACATCAGTTCACTTCAACCAAGACAGAATCTGACCTATTGAGAATCTTTTGGTGTGGTGGTGTGACTCATGAAGGAGACCTTGAAATCTTAAAGAATCCTATCCAGAGACTGATGTCATACAAAGACAAGATTCAAATGGTTATTGGTGGATATGATGAAGGAAACCAATTGAGCAAATTAATCTGGGACAAGATGGTTGCCTACTTCACATCTGCAAAGAAGTTGCCACATCAAATCATAAAGGGAACAACTCCAGATGCATACATGAGTATGTATCAGAATGCAGACATCATGGTTGTTCCACTTCTAAAGTCAGACTGGTCTGCAAACAAAAGCAACTTGAAACTATTGGAAGCATCATGCAAGAAGATTCCAGTCATCTGTTCAGCAGTTGCTCCATACACTGATGACATGGATGCTCCAGTTCTTTGGGTGAAAAATCAGTCAGACTGGTTCAAGCATCTCAATTTATTAATCAACAACAAACAAGCAAGAATTGACTATGGCGAAGCAATCCATGAATGGGGAAAAAAGAAATACAATCTCTTCAACATTAATGTTGCCAGAAGACAAGCATTTGCAGACCTTGTTAAAGCATAAACACATCTTTGACTTGTATGCAAGGACTCAAGAGATAGTTGGACTTTCTCCAGAGATAAGAGGAGAGATTGTCAATGCTTACAGAAATCTTCATGATGCACACTACCATCACAATGATGGATGTCAGATGTGCATTGTGGAAATGCTTACAACAATTTATTCATGGTATAACAAACAAACAATATGACATCAATTGAAAACTTTGCTGGTTCTTGTGGTGTATTATACACACAATTCATGAATGGACAAATTGACTTGAATGAATTTCAAATTGCATTCAATACAGAATATCAACAAGCAAGACAAATTCACAAGCAAGAGATAATAAAGGCACAAAGTTATGCTATATCAAATGCTGATATGACAAATAATAAAGGATATTTTGATTGTGAAAAATACTATCAAGAAACATTTAAAAAAGACTAATTATGACATCAATTGAATGGCTGATTGATAAACTTGGAATATCAGAAATAACACATAAGAAGTTATTTGAACAAGCCAAAGAAATGCACAAGCAAGAGATAATTGATGCTTACACAGAAGGTAGATTCAATTATGAAGATTTTGACAGAGGACTTGTTAAATTAAAGCAACCCAAAGAATATTATCAAAAAACATTTAACAATAAAAATGGCACAAGTAATCAAACTACATGAGACAATGTCTCCAAGAGACAAAGCAGACTATCTGATTCAAAAGTACAAGGACATTCAATATCCAGACTTTACATCAGAACAACAAGCAAAGAAAGGAGCAAGTCTTCTTTGTGATGAAATGATGGATGCAAATATCAATCTGGATGGTGAGCATCCAAAGAGATACATGGAGATGGTTCATGACTTTTACTACAATGTCAAAAGAGAAATCAATGGATAAGGTATTCACACATTCTGGAGCAACTGGAGACATGGTCTTCTCTCTTCCAACAATCAGAGCAATGGGTGGTGGAAAGTTGGTCATCACTAACTTCCATAAACAAAGAGCAGAATCAATCATGAAGTTGATTGAAGTTCAGCCATATATCAATGGAGTGGAATGGTCAGAGGACAAACCATTTGGAACATATGACCTTGACAAGTTCAGACAATATGCTGGTCATCATTCCAATCTGGTTGAAGCACACATGAATGGTCAAGCAATACCAATTGATAAGTCATGGCAAGATGGATGGTTGACTCTTCCAGAAGATGTGAACATCATCAATGGTGTGAGATATTCAATCATAAACAGAACAACAAACTATGCAGACCCAAATTGTGATTGGAGCAAGGAAGTTGAATATCTGCAATCCATCTCTGATGTGGTGTACTTCATTGGATATCCAGAAGAGTATTTGATTTTCCAAGATAAGTTTCACACAGAAGCAAAGTATTTCCCTTGTGACTTTCTGGAAGGAGCATATCTTCTCAAGAAAGCAGTCATGTTTACTGGATGTTATTCTGCATGGTCAACCATTGCAATGGGTCTTGGTCTGACTTACAGATTGGAACAAGCACCAAATCACACTTGCTCTTCATTACTTCAACCAAGAGAAACAATTATAAATGTATAGTCAAGCAAAGCAAGACCAGTTTGTCTTGGATAAGATTGGAAAGAATGGAAGATATCTGGAGATTGGTTCAGCATATCCAATCACATTCAACAATACATACCTTCTTGAATTGAATGGATGGACTGGTCTTTCAATAGACTTTGAACCATCATATCAAGAAGACTGGTTGAAGACCAGAAAGAATCCACTGGTGATTGCAGATGCTTTGACATATCAATATCCCAATGTTGAAAGATATGATTATCTTCAACTTGACATTGACCCAACAGAGAAGACCTTTGCACTTCTTCAGAGACTCTTGAAAGAATACAAGACAAGATATTCAGTCATCACTTTTGAAACTGATGCCTATTTAAATGACCAATATGTGCAACCATCAAGACAACTTCTTCAAAGTCATGGATATGAACTTGCAGTTGCAGATGTTGTGGTTGAAGGACATGGAGCATTTGAAGACTGGTACATTGACAAATCAATAAAATGGTAGTAAACTTCATAAATCAAGATGGATTCAAGTGTGGAGTTTCTGACTATGGTCAGAGACTTTTTGACATTCTGAAAAAATCAAAGAAGAATCAATACATCCAGACAGATGATTTGTCAGTTGCAGATGTGAACTTGTTCAATTATCACTTCGCCACAATGCCAAATCTTAAATTGTCAGACAATAAAAGAAATGTCATTCTCCATCATGAAGGTGGTTGTTCTGTCAATTGCAAAGTCATTGAAGTTGCAAGTCTACCAAGACCAGTGAAGGAGATTGATTTCCCAAGACAAGAAAACAAAGTCACAACCATTGGTTCTTTTGGATTTGGATTTTCAAATAAGAACTTTTACAAGATAGCAGAGATTGTCAAGAATGAATTTGCATCTGCAAAAATCAGAGTCAACATTCCTTATGCATACTATGGAGACTATGATGGAATTCTTGCAAGACAAGAACTTCAGAAGATGCAAGATGTACTTGTTGATTCAAACATTGAATTTGAGGTCAGTCATGAATACTTGAAAGAAGATGACTTGATTGAATTCTTGTCAATGAATGACATCAATCTGTTCTTGTTCAATGAGATGAAAGGAAGAGGACTTTCCAGTTCAATTGATTATGCTCTAGCATCAAAGAGACCCATTGGAATCTCCAGAAGTGATATGTTCAGACATTTGACAGATGTGTCAAGTTCAATCTTTGTGGATGAAAACACCATTCAAGAATTGATTGACAAAGGAACTGAACCATTGAATCCAATCTATGAAAAAAACACAAACCAGACTTTGATTGATTGCATTGATAATTTAATACTATGATTCTAATTGCTGGACAGATTGAAGGACTTTCTACAAGGAAAGACAAAACCATTAAAATAAACTTTGGAACACAAGAGTTGACTCCAAATGAAGTTGCAGACCTATTCAAGTTTAATCAGTCATTCTGCTATGTGGCATTAAAGCAAGAACCATTTAGTCAGATGGAGACAGACATGATTGAATCTTTGAAAACTGAATA